GTTGCCTGTCGTCATGCTGGCGCTTCTTATCATACCACGCCGCAAGTGCCGTTTCATATCGCTCGGTGTCGTAGTCGACCGAATCTAACGTGGGCTTCTGGCCTAGTGGCTGTTGCGCGGGTTGTGTCCGCTGCTCCAGCTGCTGCACCTTCTGCTCAAGGTCTTTCGCTCGACGCTTTTCCTCACGATACGATTTACGAAGATCACGCACCCAGCCGGGAGCGCTAACTTCCTTTTCATCTTCGGGGTCAGGCGATTCCCCATTTATGCTGACAACAACATCGTCTTCTTCAGTCTCGGCCTCAGTGTCGATTTCTTCCTCTTCAGGTTCTTCGACTTCCGGCTCCTCAACTTCATCTAGATCGTCGTCAAATTCTGCCTTATCTTCGTCCATTCGATCCTCATACAATTCTCACCCATTAGAATGTGCGGCTGGGCGGTTGCCGCATTCCGGGCGATACCACTTCTTGAAGTGCCTTCGCCGTGTTCACTACGTTTTCGCGCTCTTTCTGCTGGATGCCAGCAAGCACTTCAACGGTCTTGGCTTTGGTCTCTTCAGCCCGTGCCAAGGTGTATGCTGTGTTGGCCTGCGCCTGACCTGCTTTGGCCTGCGCTTCCATTGCCGCTGCTTGCAGATACTGCGCCTGAGGATCTGGTTGTTGCTGCGACTGCGCCTGTTGCAGTTCCTCCAACAACGCCTGCTGTTCTTCCTCGGTCGGCTTAACCACGCCCATCTTGATCAAGCGGTTGCGGAAGAAGTCACGCACATCAGCGATGCCTTCTCCTTCCATGTTCAACATCGCCATCGAGCCAAGCACCTGCTGGGTCTCTGGATCGGTGGCCAGTTGCATCATGCCCATCAGCGACCGAACAGTGGCAGCGCGTTTGGATTCAGACGATGGCCCGACCTCGACCGAAACGTCAAACTTAGCTTTGCTCAGGTCGTTTTCGTATTCCACCGCGCCCGTCTCTTGGTTCAGAACAGGCTTGGCAAGTTCGACTGTAGACATTTGCCCCTGAGAGCCGACACCCTTCAGCTTGCGGCCAGATTCAACCATGACATCGCGTGACATTGACAGCCAGATTTCGCCGCAGCGCTTGATCGCCTTGGCCATGTTCGACATGTAGATATAGGTCTGCATGTCGATCTTGCTTTGGATCAACTCCACAGCCTTGCCTGAGATGTTTGACACCATCTGTTCGCCGTTCTGCTGGTTGCCCAACAGGTCGCTGATGTCTTGCTCTGTGATCTGCAATAGGCCAGCCAGTGCGGGCGGGATTTGCGGCGGCTTGGTATATGCCACAGGCCCAGCCAGTGCCTCGGTGCCGTTCGCATCCGTCATGGTGTTGATCAGAAGGTAGGGATAGTTCTTCAGGTTGTCCTCGGCCCACATCATCTCATAGCCAGCGACCTGCTCGGCTGCGAAGATCGGCTTTTCGGTCGTGGATAGCGCAGAGATTTCGCCCAGCTTGGACAACTGCATGTTCTTGAGGCGCTGCGCATCCTTGGCCATACGAACGTGGCCCATGCAGCGCTCGATGTTGTCGATATACCAACGCTTGCCGTAGACAGGCACAATCGGGATTTCAGACCCGGCGATATAGCCGCTGTCTTCCAGAATGCTGTTGCCGCTCATGATATACTTATGCACCCGGCGGCGCTTCACGCGTTTCTGGCGCACCTCGACCTGACCCGTGGCCGTCAGCATGTTCTCAAGTTCTGGATCGTCAGCAAAGTCTTTCTCGCTGTAGCGTTTTTCTTCGCCGTCAATAGATTGGAACGTGCGGATCAGTTCCGATGCTTCTTCAACGCGGAAAACCTCGGCCACAAACACCATGTCAGGCGTCGACCAATCAAATTCGTTCTGGTGGATTTCGTGCGGCCATGTGTCGGGGTCATCGTTCCAAGCGGCCTTATACGAATCCCGCGTCATTGCCGTCAGCACATAGCACAGCCGGGCGTCAGACTTGTCTTGGCGCTTGGCGTCCATGTCAAAGAACACCGTTGTGTCGGCGTCATAGATCGGTTCAATGCGAATGCGCTGATTGTCGTTCTCTTCGTCATACTCGTCTTCGTATTCAGTGCGTAGACGGAATGCACCAAAGCCACCGCCAACAGCCTCTTCAAATGCGTTGTCATAGGCTTCGTCAGCGCCGCTGTCCTGTTCATCCGCACGGAACAACATATCGCAGGTGTCCGCCAGCTTATCGTCTGACGTGCCATCCTTGCTAACGAAGTCCACAGTGATGCGGTTGTTGCGGTATTCGTTGATGATCCGCATCACCGACAGGTGGATTTTGTTGACCTCAAAGCGCGGCTTGTTGTTGAACTGCTCGGCGAGGTTGCCTTCCCACTGCGCCCCGGCGATGGAATAAAAGCGACGGTCTTCAAGGCATTGCAGACGGCCTTCACGCATGGCGCTTTGAATGTCGTCGAACTCTTGCAGCGCATCCTCATGCACTGTTGCAAGCCGTTCGCTTCTGGTCATTCTTGCCACGGCAGTTCCTCGCAATTCATTCCGCGCCATTATAGGCGCTTTTGGTGGATAAAACAATCACCTTGCCATAGGCATCATTGTGACCACTGGCCGGGCCTTTGGCTTCTGCTGGACGTTAGCCCGCCTCGCACCTTCCAGTGCGTAGCGAACCGCATCGATGACATGGTTGTCGCGGTCATCTAGCACTGGCAAAATCTTGCCCGTCATCTGATCGGTCTTGTAGCTATACAGCGTCAGTTCGTCGATTGTGTGCTTGCAGCGTGGATGCACAACGATGTCAAAAGACTTCAGCCATTCAATCCCGTCTTCCACAGACTTCGCGCCTTTGACGGCTGATTGTATCTTGGGGAAGCCGTTCTTGCGCATATGGCTGACAGTCTCAGGTCGTGCACTGTCGGCCACCATTGGCCATTTCTCAGCCTCTGGGATCGACATGAACAGCGAAGGCGTGTCCACAATCTCGCAACCGACCTGATACGCCTCATAGTCGATGTATAGCTTGCGGCCCATGATGTGGCAGCGCACGCAGACTGTCGGGTCGGTTGCAAAGCCCCAGTCTGCACCAAGGCGATGGACGGCATCAGGTGGCGCGTCAAAGTCCTCAATCACCCAGTTCTTGAACACCCGCGTTTCGCTGTTGCGAACATACTGACCTTTCCAGACGTGCTGGTATTTGTCTGGGTCGCGGCGCAGATCGTATTCCATCTCGTCGCGCAGAACGTCCGGAAACCACGGGTTGTCAGAATAGTTGACCTCAACCACGATGCTGTCGGGTGGTGCGTTGTTACCACGCAGCAGCGATTCAACTGGGTCGTCCTCATAGCGCGGGTTCCAACTGAACAGGAGCTGCGATCCGGGCTTGCGGATTGTCGGGCGCAATAGGTCTAGGGAAAACTGGCTGACCGACTGCGCTTCTTCCACCCATGCAATGTCAAAGCCTTCGAGCGACTTGATGCTGTCGGCTGTGTGGTTCTGCATCCCCTGAAAGATGATGACGCCACCGTGCGGGCATTTGATCTCGGCCTGCTGCACCTCAAACATATGCCCAACGCCAAGTTCCTGTATCTTGTTCTCGATCAGCTTCTTGACGGATTGCTTGAGAGACTTCTGCACCTCACGAACGCAGACCACATCTGTGCGCTTCATCACGCAGCGCTCAACGATCCATTCGGCAAAGAAGGTTGACTTGCCAGATCCACGCCCGCCGAATGCGCCGATGTAGCGGGCGTGTTCTTTCTTTAGGATTGGAACAGCCCAGCGTGGCGTGTTGATGTTTAGGTTCATTTCCCAGTGTCACGCAACGTCTGCAATCCTAAGATTTGCTCTGCGGTGATGCCTCGGTTTTTGAGTTGTTCAGGCGTAAGTCCCAGTATGCCTTTTGCAGCTTCTCCTGTCCCTGCGGCGAGACGAAGTCCGTCACCAGTTCCAGCTGCCCCAGCAACTCCTCGTCCGACACCGGGCGGTTCAGCCGATACAGGTCGCTCACCCCCGCGTCCAACAGATCCTTCTGCCTCTGGGATAAATCCTTCAGGCTCGGCCCGATGGCTCGGCGCACCTGCTCCACGAATGCCTGCCGCCGTTGCTGCTCTGTCTGCATTGTTTCCACTCCACCTCATGACGATGACGGGCGGCATGCCCATGCTTTCGTCCCAGCCATCTGACCGCCAAGCTTGTAGCAAGTCTTTGTATGCCTGCTCTCCATGGTCAGTTATATACATTTCCTTATCAAAGGGAACTCTTCCTGCCTCTTGAAAGCCAAATTTCCGATAGTATTCTGGCAAAAAGCCATCAGGGAAACGCTTTGACGGCACAGCGAAGGCGTCGAGAACTGTAACGCCGTCCTCAATCGCCTTTGCCATAACGCTTGGGGCTGCTGTGCCTTTTGCCCCCGGCGCATTGCTGACGACGCCAACCAGAGCCTTGTCGCCCGGCATCATGTCAACACCAGCCCAAGAGTAGTCAGGCTTAGAGTCTATGGCAAAGAACACATCGTCATCGCCAAGTTGGTAGGCCACAAGGTCGCCTGATTTTGCTCCGGCCTTGATGTCTTTTGCTGTATAGTTTGTCAGGGCTGGGCGATATTTGCTGTTAGTGATTGCGTCCACAAACGCCTGCGGAGACGCGCCACCAGCGTTGACTGGCTGGTTGGTCGGCTTCCATCGGTTCAGCATGGAGTTGATGGTAATTCGCGTGTCGATTGGGGAAAGTCGCAAAGTAGATCCAGCGGGGAACTGGTTGCTGCTTGACCGCATTATCTGCTCAAGGCGATCAGATCTCTGCCCTGTGATTTCCTCGATTGGGATGGTCATGTCAAATGCGCGGCGCCCACCTTGGTTAAACTCAGGCCCGAATGCATCAATGTTCTTCTCACCCCAAAATGTTGGGAACGCCTCAAAGGTTGATAAGTTTTGGTCAAGCGCTCCGAAAACGCGGCCTCGGATGCCATAACGATAACTTGGGTGAACTGGCAGACCTTCAGCTAACAAATCAACTGGCGGCAGACTGAAATCTGGCTCAATGAACAGTAGCACATCGCGTGGGTTTG